GGCACCATGGTGGTGAACCCGGTCTATGGCGGCGACCCCAAGAAGTGGTTCACCGAGTTCCTGAAGAGCAAGCGCTTCGATCCGCGCGCCTTCACCTACTCGGAGGAGGAGCAGGCCCGGCTGGAGCAGCAGCCGCCGCCCAAGCCGCCGCAGGTCCAGGCCGCGGAGATCAACACCCAGGCGCGCATCGAGGTCGCCAAGATCGGGGCGGCGACGGCCGAGAAGCGGATCGGTCTCGACGAGCAGGATGTGAAGACCAGCGCCACCCTGGCGCTGCACGAGCTGCAGATGCGGCGCGAGCTCGCGATGATGGATTACGCGGCCCGGCACCAGATCACCCTCGAGCAGGTCAAGGCGCAGCTCGCCAAGACGGCGATGACCCTCGACACGCAGAAGCAGCTCTCGGCCCATCGTAACGGTGGGGGCCAGGTCGCGACGCCGGCGGTGGAACCGGCCGGCCGCGCCGCCAACGGCAGGGCGTTCGAGCAATGAGCGCGCCCGCCGCCCCCGAGATCTTCCGCCTGACCAGCGCCGAGCGGACGTCGCCGCTCTGGCTGCGGCTTCGGGCTCATCTGCAGGAGCGTCTCGCCAAGGCGCGTGCTCGCAACGACGGGGCTCTGGCCCCCGACGAGACCGCGCGCCTCAGGGGACGCATCGCGTGCCTCAAGGACCTGCTGGCCCTCGAGGAAGACCGGCCGCCGCTATCGACAATGGGCGACGGCTGGAGAGGAGAAGGCAATGGCTGAAGTACAGGACGAGGTATCCGAGATGAGTGCGGGCTTCGACGCAGAAGCGCCCGAAGCACCGGCAAAGGAGCCCGTGCAGCCGGAAGCCAGGGAGGAGCCCAAGCCCAAGCCGGAGCCCGCACCCGCGGCGCCTGCGGCTGAAGGGCCGAAGTATGTGCAGCTCACCGAGGAGCAATACGCTCGCCTGAACGCCGCGGCCGACGAGACCGCAGGGTTGAAGCAGCAGATGTCCAAGGCGTTCGGCACGATGGGCAACCTGCAGCAGGTGATCGGCCGCCTGCAGACCGCGACGCCGGCCGGTGCGTCGGTCGAGATCTCGGCCGAGGACTTCGCCGAGCTGGCCGAGGATTTTCCGGAACTGGCGGGTCACACCCGCCGCGGCCTGGAGAAGATCTTCAAGCGCTTGAACGTTCGCGGCACCGGTTCGGCGTCCGTGGATACCGAGCAAGTGGCCTCGGCGGTGCGCAGTGCCCGCCAGCAGGATGCGTTCGATGTGCTCGACGACCTCCATCCGGGATGGCGCGACATCGTCGGCAGAGCCGAGGATGCCGACAATGCGTTCCGCAAGTGGCTGGCGATGCAGAGCCAGGACTACCAGGACAGGATCAACACCACGCAGTCGGCGTCGATCACCGCCCGGGCGATCGACCAGTTCAAGGCCGCCACCCAGGTGCCAGCCTCGAAGCCCGCTGCTCAACCGCAACCGCAACCCTCGGCACCGAAGATCGCGGCCCGCAAGGACCGCTTCCAGGCTGCCGTCCAACCCCGTGGAGCGGGCGGACCGCCTTCTCCCTCCAGCAACAGCGCCGACGACGAGTTCCAGGCGGGATTCGCGACCGGCTGATTAGAGGTCAACTCCCATGGCAATGCAGAATTACGCCCTGACCCCGGGCCGCATCAATCGCTACAAGGGCCAGATCCTGGCCCACGCGGTGCCCACCGAAGTGCTCGGCAAGACCGGGCGCCAGGTGCCGATGCCCAAGAACCAGAGCGACACCTATGTCGCCCGCCGCTGGCTGCCCTATGGCGCCACGGCTGTCGACGCCAACACCATCAACCGCTTCTTCCAGAACGGCCCGGGCGACCGCGGCCAGGCGGTGGTGCAGGCCCACCAGGTGCAGGAAGGCGTCACGCCGGCGCCGGACTCGATCGCGCCGCAGGACATCTCGGTGGTGATCCAGCAGTACGGCTGCCTCTACGGCTTCTCCGACAAGACCTACAATCTCTACGAGGACGACATCCCCAAGGAGATGATCGGCCAGATCGGCGAGCGGGTCTCGCTGGTCAACGAGATGATCGCCTACGGCGCCTTGCGCGCCTGCACCAACCAGTACTTCGGCGGGGCCGGCACTTCGGTCGCCACGGTGAATGGCGGGGTGGCGCTGCCGTTCCTGCGCAAGATCCAGAAGGGCCTGCAGGCCAACCACGCCGGCATGGTCAACAAGATGCTGCGCGCCTCGCCGGACTACGGCACCGACGCGGTGTCCGAGGGCTACACGGTGTACTGCCACACCGACATGGAGCCCGATATCCGCGACTTGCCGGGCTTCACGCCGACCGAGCGCTACGCCTCGGGCAAGCCGATGCCCAACGAGGTCGGCAAGGTCGAGCGCTTCCGCTTCATCACCTCGCCGGACCTGCCGAGCCTGCAGGACGCCGGCGCGGCGGTGGGCGCCACCGGGCTCGCCTCCACGTCGGGCACCAACATCGACGTCTATCCCATGATCGTGGCGGGCCAAGACGCCTGGAGCCAGATCGCGGTGCGCGGGCTCAGCTCGCTCGATCCGGTGTTCCTGCCGCCCGGCGAGAAGAGCAAGAGCGACCCGCTCGGCCAGCGCGGCTACGCCGGTACGACCTGGTGGAAGGCCGTGATGGTCGAGAACCAGGGCTGGATGGCCGTGGCCTTCGTGGGCGTCAAGGCGCTCTGACCCAGAACACCCCCGAGAGAGGACAGCGACCATGGACTACCAGCAGACCGTTCCGCTCACCCTGTGCGCCGCCAAGGTGGCGCTCGCGGCGGGCACCACGACCACGCTCAGCAATACGGGCGCGATCCCGTACTGCATCCGCGGCAAGGCTTACTCGAAGGCGGCGATGACCAACGCCGCCACGCCGACGGTCGATGCCGCGACGGGCAAGGCGTTCCAGGGCGTGAAGGCCGGCAACGGCTCGATCTTCCTGGTCGGGCTCACGGCCGCCGGCGCGCTGGCGGCCGTGCAGGGCACGATCGAGCCGCTGAACGCGGCGGGCGCCTTCATCAACGCCCCGCAGATCGGCGCCCCGCCCAACGACTTCTGTCCGATCGGCTATCTCGTGATCAAGGCCGGCGCCACCGCCGACGCCGTGACCGGCTGGACGTTCGGTGCCTCGAACATGTCGGGCGTGACCGGCATCGCCTACACGTTCGTCGACCTCATGACCCTGCCGGACCGGCCGCAGGTCTCCTGATCGTTACCGGCCGGGCTCTCTTCAAGGAGCCCGGCCGTTTCCACCGCGTCGTGAGACGCCGCATCGCCCAGAGAAGGAGCCGCCCATGGCGCGCACTGCATTGAACACCAGCGACGTGAAGATCGATCAGCCGGCGCCGATCGTGGATCCCAAGGACCGCGGCGGCGAGATCGTCGAGGTCGACCGCAGCCTGCTCGACGGCGACTACGCCGAACGGCTGGCCTTCATGGAAGAGCCGGTCACCATCGAGATCATGCCCAGCGGCGGCGACAACCCGCCGACGCATTACCCGGTGTGGGTGAACGGTCGTGGCGGCGAGGTACTGCTGGGCGGCCAGTGGGTCACCATGGTCTACCTGCCGGTCGGCCAGCCGCTGACGCTCAAGCGCAAGTATGTCGGTGTGCTGGCGGCGGCCAAGTCCGAGACCGTGAGGCACGACGCGCCCGATCAGCGCGCCGCGACGCTGCTGAACATCCCGCATCGAACCGTCTCGGCGGCCTGCAACTTCATGGTCTTGCAAGACGCCAATCCGCGCGGGCCGGCCTGGATTGCCGAGCTGCGCCGCCGAAAGTTCTGAGCGCGCGATGAACTACCTGCAGCTCTGCCAGCGCTTCATCCGCGAGTGCGGCATCTCGGGAGCTCTGTCCACGGTCGCGGGACAGGGCGGCGAGATGCTGCGCGTGGCCGACTGGGTGGGGCAGGCCTGGCTGGAGCTGCAGAGCAAGCACGACGACTGGGAATGGATGCGCTCCAGCGGCCTGCTGGGGGCAGGGGCCTCGTTCACGACGCTGGCCGGCACCTTCGTCTATCCGCTGGGTGTGGGGGCGGGGAAGACCGGCGTCGATCCCGCCCAGTTCAACAAGTGGGATCGCGCCACCTTCCGCTGCTACACCACGGCCGCCGGCAAGAACGACGAGATGCCGCTGGACCTCGTGGGCTACGACGCCTGGCGCGACGCCTACATGATGGGCGCAATGCGGTTGGTGCAGACGCGGCCCGTCGCCATTGCCGTGGCGCCCGACCTCTCGCTCTGCGTCGGGCCGCCGCCGACCGCGGGCTATACGATCACCGGCGATTACTTCAGGGCACCCGTGGCGATGGCCGCCGACGGCGATCTGCCCACGGGCCTGCCCAGCCAGTTCCACATGGCCATCGTCTATCTGGCGATGACCTATTACGCCGGCTACGAGGCCGCCCCCGAGGTCATCGATCGCGGCCAGGTCGGCTATGCCCGCCTGGTGGCCCAGCTCGAGGCGCTGCGGGCGCCGGCGATCGGCATGATCGGAGCCCTGGCATGAGCGCGATCGGCCGCCGCCCGCCGATGCCGAGGGTGCTCTACTCGGTGACGCGGCTGGGCTCGATGTCCGCCGGCGGGGCGACCTTCCCGGGCGGCGTCGATCTGGTGACGCCGAGCCTGGCGCTGCATCCCGGCGCCCTGCGCGATGGGCTGAACTTCGAATGCCTGATCAATGGTGGCTACGGCCGCATCGAGGGCTACGAGCGCTTCGACGGTCGTGCGGCGCCTTCCGCGGCGTCGTTCGTCATCGTACAGGTGGCGTCCTTCGTGAACGTGCCGGCGGTGGGCAACACGATCCTCCAGGCGGTGTCGGGTGCCAACGGCACCGTGGCGGCCGTGAGCAACCTGCCGGGGTTGTTCTATCTCATCGTGACGCGGTTCGCCGGTTCGTTCGACGGCAGCCACGCCATCACCAACACGACGACCAGCCAGGCCGTCGGCACCGCGACGCCCTCGACCGTGATCCTGAGCAGCCAGCAGACCGCGCAGTACACCGCAGCGGCCGCGGAGATCTATCGCGCCCTGATCCAGCCCGTCCCCGGTTCGGGCCCGGTGCTCGGTGTCGCGGCGATGACCTTCGCCGGCGTCGACAACGTCTATGCCTTCCGCGCCAATGTCGGCGGCACCGCGGTCAATATCTGGAAGGCCTCGGGCGCGGGCTGGGTGCCGATCCCGCTGCTCAACCTGGTCAGCTTCTCCGGCGGCGGCACCGCCACGCCCTTGGATGGCCAGACCCTGATTCAGGGCGGCGTCACCGCCACGATCCGCCGCGTGATGACCAGGAGCGGTGCCTGGACCGGGACGGCCGCCGGCGGCTTCGTCGTCACCAATCCGGTGGGCGGCAGCTTCGTGGCCGGTGCCGCCACCACATCGGGCGGTGCCACGGTGACCTTGGCCGGCGCGCAGACCGCCATCACCTTGCTGCCGGGCGGCCACTTCCAATGGGCCAAGGCCAACTTCGGCGGCCAGTCCACCACGCGCCGGCTGTACGGCTGCGACGGCGTCAACAAGGCCTTCGAGTTCGACGGCACCACCTTGGCCCCGATCACCACCGGCCTGCCCAACGATGCGCCGTCCAACATCGTGGCGCACAAGGGCTACCTCTTCATCTCCTTCGGCAGCTCGGTGATGTACTCCGGCGCCGGCACCCCGTTCCGGTGGAGCGCCGTCGACGGCGGCGGCGAGGTCGCCGTCGGTGACGTCGTCACCGGCATGATCACCTTGCCGGGCAGCCAGACCACGGCGACCCTGGCGGTCTACCAGGCCGCCAACACCTCCATGCTCTACGGCAACGATCCGAGCTCGTGGAACCTGGTCAACTTCAACACCTCGAGCGGCGCCCGGCCCTACAGCCTCCAGAACCTGTTCGACAGCTTCAGCTTCGACAATCTCGGCCCGGTCAACCTGCAGACCACGCTCAGCTTCGGCAACTTCGCCTCGGGCGCGCTGGCGCAGAACATCCTGCCCTTCATCCTGCGGCAGCGCACCAAGGTGGCGGCCTCGACGGTGAACCGCGGCAAGGGCCAGTACCGCGTCTTCTTCAACGACGGCTACGGCCTCTACCTCACGGTCTCCAACCAGCAGTATCTCGGCGCCATCCCGCAGCTCTTCCCCAATCCGGTCTATTGCTGCGACGAGGCCGTGACCTCCAACGGCGCCGAGGTGGCCTACTTCGGGTCGTCGGACGGGCAGGGCTACGTCTACCAGCTCGACAGCGGGCCGTCGTTCGATGGCCGCAACCTCGACGCCTACATCGTGCTGGCCTGGGATGCGCTGAAGGCGCCGCGGCTCAGGAAGCGCTTCCGTGCCGCCAGCCTTGAGGTGGCGAGCGGCACCTATGTGGCGCTGAGCTTCGGCTATCAGCTCGGCTACGGGACGCCGGCGATCAGCCAGCCCGTGGCCGTGACCTAT